GCATGTGTGGCTCCTTCGCGCTGATTCTGCGCTTTTTATGGAATGGCTGTCAAGGCTATTGTGTCCCGCCCGGTGGATTGGGCGGCTGTCCTAGCCCTTGAGCAGCATCCAAAAGTTTGTGCAATGCGTCCTGATCGCTCTGTTCCCTGATGCCCATGACTTGTGCATGAGCCTGCGCCTGCGCTTTGTAGAACGGATTCGTACTGGCGATATCCGCCTGCCGTGCCTGTTCCTGCATTTCGAGTGTTTGCGGAGAAACCAATTCTTCCGGCTGTGGAAGATGATAGGCATCAAAGATGCGCTGGAAGATCGGCCCCATCTGCACACCTGCCGCCATCATCGCTTGCGGGCCGAACTGCGCGAAGGTCATCAGCAAGTCCTTGTATTTCGATAGGTTCTGCTGGCGCTCGATGGTTCTGGAAAGCCCATGCGCTTGAAAGTTGTACTTGCCATAGATGAGTCGGAGGCGCTGGTCTATCGGCAGATTGTCGAGCAATTCTCCAACTTTCCCGCCAATCAATTCGCTCCAGGTTGGCTTGGTTGTGGCGTCAATGAACTGGAAGGCTCTGGCCCAAATCTTTTCCGCAATGAATATCAGGCAATTATCTTCAATCGTCTGGCCGATGTCGGCTATCGAGAGCGTGCTTTGCAGTTGCGTTTGCTGCACTTCGGTTGCGGTTGTTTCTCCCTTAACATCCAGCAATCCCTGAGCCTGCTCAGTAATGAAAGTGCCTCGCTGGTATTCTTTGGACATTTCCATCTGGAAGTTAAAAGAGCTATTTCCAAGTTGAGGGAACTGCACGCCCGCCACAGCCTGTGCGCCTGCTCCCGCTCGCTTATAGAAAACCTTTCCGGGCTGGACTCCCGTTTGCATGTCGCCTTCTGGATTTTCAAGCGCACTGGCTTCCACCTCCATCATCGGAACGACGGAGAACTTCAAATGGTCCTCTTGCATCTGCGCCAGACGGTCAATGCCGTCTTTGACGCTCATATTCATTTCAAGCAAGCCCTGTCCGGGAAAACGACCAGCCACCACAAGTGGGGAAAAAATAACATACGGTGGAAGGCCATCCCAGTAGGGATTCTTCTCGTACTTAAGAATTGTAGTTCTATTGGCGATGAGAATATGGACATTTGTATCGACCACCTTCTGTGAGTGAACGTCAACGATGTCGCCCCAGTATTCCCAAATGAGAGCTTGTTTGCGGTAATGCTCAGCAGGAATTTGCCTTTTGTCGTAGCGTGCAAAGTCTCGGGTGTACACTTGGTCCGCAAAGTACATCTGGTCAGCGATCCGGTCCACGTGTTCAAGCTCATCGGTGTTCTCCAGATTCTTCTGGCCCTTCAGTTCCTCGACATCCACCAGCGTTTCTTCAATGAGGAAATCAAAGCGGTTGTTATCGCGGGTACGCGGGCCAAACCACAAATGAAACGGGTCAATGGACTGGACGTAGAGATGTCCTTCCTTGCGCTTTTTCTGGACTAGGAGCGGGCCAGTGTCATCACCACCAACGGATAGGTCAAATACGTTTTCGTAGGCCCAGCCGAATTTGAGTACACCCAATCCGCATATCGCTCCAAACTCAAGCGCATCCCGGAATTGACTTCTAAAATGGGCCGTGCGAGCGAGCTTGAGCACAACTGTTTCGACAAAGGAAGCGAAGATGGCATTGGTGGAAGTCTCCTTTTCGACAGTTACCCATTGCTCGGTTTGCAGCAGCAGGCGCATAATTTGCGCCACGAAATTCTTTACCGCCGAATGAGCCTTAGCAAAAGTGATACGACTCTGCCACGGAGCCTTGTCATCAAAGTCCTGTTTGTTACGATACTGACCATAACAGTCGAGCCAATTATTGCGGATGATGTACTCACGCATGAAGGCTTCGTTGCGATAGCGTTCGATTTGGCTGACGATTTCGGCATCGGATAAATTACCAACGCGCTTTTTCGATGTGTTGCCATCGTCGGAATGCGTGGTTCCCTCGTCAGAATCCCGTTCAGCCGGGCCTTTATCGAGAGGAGGCGTCGGATCGGGCCTTCCAGGAGGCATCCCAAAACTCGAAATGTTGTTGTAAGCGCCGCCCATTTAGATGACCTGCCCAAGTGTCAGTCCCCGGCTTAGTGGAAATTCAATCCAGCGTATGCCTTCGATGGCTTCAAACTTTTTCCAATGAATCGGGGTCTGCGGGTCTGGGCTACCCGGCGTAATCGTCCGCAGGCGCGAGGTATCGTGCATTGCGAAGATAGTACCACTCTTCAGCAATTTCCGTTCAAGGCAAATTTTGAGTTCCTTGGTGCGGAGTGGCAGCAGGGAATCAAAGAACGCGAAATCGAACTGCTCCCCGGTATTGGCGAGATACTCCATCGAGTCCGTGCAAATGATGTCCGCCCACTCTTCCAGACCGTCCAGTTCGAGCTGTGCCCACCCCTTTTTCACAAGTTGCGGCTCAATCTCCAGCGAGAACACATGGCCGAATCCATTTTTCTGCAAAGCTCGGCAGATGTAGGCCGTGCCGATTCCGTAGCAGGTTCCGGTTTCGAGCACCTTGAAAGGCTTGAGGCAGTAGATCAGGGCGTAGAGCAGATACAGGTATTCTTCCTCTGTCGAGATGGAATCCTCGGAATGGAAAAGCCAGCCGCGCTCCTCCATCACATGGCAATGATTCAGCGTTTCGGTCTTAGACATGCCTTCCACCTGCCATCCGGCTTGACGCGGCGGCCATAGATATCCGTCGTGATTCCGCAAGGATTCATAATAATCATCAGTTGGTCAAAGTCATCCTGCCCCAGATCATCCACCCAGTCGTTCCTATGAATCTCTTCAAGATTGCTGGTTTTTGTGGCACCTGAATCAACTCCCGGAAACTTCCCAGCCCAGAACTTGATATCGCTCGAAATCCGTTTCTTTGTCACTTGCTCTGCTCCACGCGGTTAATGTTCGGCATATCGGGCAGTTCCCGCCAGCTATGGCTGCGACGTGGCGCTTGCCCCGGACGCACGTAGCCTTTGACGGGCTTTTCCGTGATGGGCATGGTGCGGTAGACGGGGATGGTGGGCTGGGGCCTGTCGTGCATCGCCTGCCAGACGTTCGAGTTGGCGAAATACCGCAACGGATCGTAGGCGTGGTCGGGAATGCCTTGGGCGCGTTCTTCGGTAAATTCCTTGTCGCCGGTAAGCGGGTTGCGGGTTTCGGCGTGGCGCTGCAACTGGATTTGCTCGATGAGATTGGTGCAGCGGGAAGAGATAAACAGGCGCGGCGAACCCATTCTGCCGGTGATGGGATTGTGCAAGCGGGCGTCAATGTGCATGAGTTCCTGAAGATTGGCTATCGAGGCTTGTTCGTTGTTGTCGGCTCGCTGGAGGTAGAGTCCGCATTCGCGGTATTCCTGGGCGACGGAGGTTGTGGCGGTTCTTCGGTCCCGAGTGCTTTCGACGAATATAGATGGGTCTGCATAGGTTCCGCGTACTGAGTAGCGATTGTCGCGGAGGAGCTTCTGAATCGCACCAGCATGTTCACGAATTGTGATCGTACGTCCTGGAGTTGATCGACGGTAATATTCGTGGGTAATGAAATGAAAATTATCGCTTGTTGAGGCCGATATGAGGAGGCAGGTAGGAGCTGAAAGTCCATAGTCCATCCATCCCCAGCAGGATTTGATGTTGCAGGCGTCGTAGGGGTCCCAGCGGTCTGCGTCATAAACGTGTATCTCCCTTCGGAAATCAGGATGGATTGCGCCTTCAAAGATATCCCTTGAGCCATATACCCAGCGGCGCTTCCAGCTTTCGGGCTTGGCCATAAGCATTTCGTAATAGCCGGGAGCAAACTTCGCCAGCATTTTGCGGTTGATCTCGGTAGCCCCGAAATAATAGGCACGGGTCGGATGATCGTCGCCAACCACGTCCGGGTGGAAGCGGAAGTAAATCCAATCGTGGCCGTTCGGGTTGCACTCACCCCAGATATAGCTGGGGCAGGCCACTTTCCAGTCGGGCTTACTCCAGCGGCCAATACGGGAATCCAGGAACTCCCATTTTTCAGGGGCAATCTCTTCCGCCTGGCTGATGAATGCCCCGTTGATTTCGAGCGATTTCATATCGTTTTCGCTCATCTCGTCCAAGTGCAGCCAGAGTATTTCCGAACCATTCGCCAAAGTCATGTTCTCTTTCACATCGCGGGTAATCCACTTAGAGGGGCAAAGGCGGTCAAACGTCTTGCGGGTGGTATTCATCAGCGTCTTGAATGTTTCCCGTGCAACAACCCAGCGGCTGCCGGGGAACTCCCTCGCCAGAATCAGGAGCCGCATGAGGCCGCCGGTTGTCTTGCCGTTGCCCACGCCGCCATCGAACATGCTCTCGCGCTTGGTGTTCCAGATGTAGGATTCCTGGATTTCGCTGGCAGGCTCGAAGACGATTTCAAGCGGTTTTGCCTTCATAGGGGAGCGGTGGGGGAATCAGCGTAATTTGCGGTGGAGATGGGCTGTTCGAGTTGTTCGAGCAGATTCAGCAAATCCTGCCGGGTGAGCTTCTGGATGCCTTGCGGCGAGTAAACCAGCGGAACGACGCCATCAAGCCCCGGTACTTTCACCTGGCTCAAGTAGCGCAGCGTCTCCAGGTCCTTCACCACAATCACGTCCCCCGGCCTGATCTGCAACTTCTCGAACTGCTGAAGCATCGCTTGGGTGGATATCGAGAATTTCGGCTTCTTCGACATGTTTCCTCGCATGGGATTTGCTCGGCAACTGCGGCAATTCGCCCCGTTTGAGCATTTCGAGTTTCGTCTTGCAACGCTCCAGCTCTTCCGCCTCGGCCTGCAACTCCAATTCTCTCCGCGTCGGCTGCTTGCTGGCCGTCCGCAAGGCGTTAATCTTCGACGCATTCGCGCCCACAATCACCATAACCGGAGCGGAGGACTGGATATTCACGCTGGCCCCCTGCTGATCGGTAGCCTCACCCTTGGCCGCCAAAGCCAGCCGGATCGCATTGATGGCATCTTTGTCCGAACCATCCTCAATCATCTTCCGCAAACGATTAGCCATGAGGATATTGTTGACCCCAACCGCCGTCAACGCCTCCTGAAACCGCTTTTTATCGTACCGCTTGAAAATCCGGTTCGCCTGCTTGGTAGCCACCGATTCCGATAATCCGATGGCCAGCGCCGATTGCTCCAGATTTCCCTTCGTCGGCGAGTTCTCCCCATAGTACGCCAGCAAAAATGCCTGGTCCCGCTCGATGTTCGGCTTGTAAAACTCCCGCCCAATGCTCATTTCAGCACTTCCCGCCTAAATCCACATATACCACATTGGCAGCTTTTGTCGTGAACTGGCCGTTCCAGCCCAGGAGGGCCTACTTTCCCGCGTTCTAGTACCGATTTGTCAGAGATTGACTCCGCCTTGATTTCAAGCACCGTGCCCGGAATCTCGTTGCACCGCCCCCGTACCCACTCCGTCAGACTCTTCCCGGCCAAAGAAGCCGCCTTCTGCCACTCCCCAAGCTCCGAAACCTCAATCCTGAAGTTAATCTGTGTCTTGGCCATGTATATACACTACACCCCCTGCTATACAAGTCAAGCCCCCTTTTGCTATACAACACCCCCGGCCTTCAAATAGAGCGCGTGGGGTAAGTACAAAAGCCCCGCCTCGCTCTCAGGAGGTGCTCCGACCCCTTCCCTACGTCATCGTGTCCTATAATGTTCTATTATGTTAACCATCGAATGCAATGGAATCAATGAGTTACGAGCAATTGCACCATAATTGTGCAGTTCGCGGTACGGAAGTGAGACGATATTGGTTGCTGGGCGCAGATCGG